ATACAAATGGGTCGTGTTATGGTAAGATATCAAGATATAGAGTTTATTAAAGTGAATCCTGAAGGTAATAGTAAGGTATCACAACGTATGCCACAATGGGATAGTTTACCCAATGTGAATTATATGTATAAAAAAGAATTTTATACACAATTAGGGCTTGACTTTTAGCACGAAATAGTGTATAATAATAGTTACAAATCAGCAGCAGAACAAAGGTTCGAAACTTTGTTTGCTTCTGACTGAACAATGCTTAAGAGGGCATAAAGTATGTTGCTTGGAGGGTAGTGCTCAAACGAGTTAAGACACCAAGTGGCAGTTTATTAGTAGGGACCAATATCTCCAAAAATGAATGTTGGACTCTTCCTGAAAAATTGTGGGTGCGTTCCAACTAGTCCCACGAGGCGCTGATTTGTAAATAATTTTACACCAGAGGTAAAAACTTGTATATATACTAATATACAATTAATACGAATACAACGAATACAAATATAAGGAGACAAACATATGTCATTCGCAGATTTAAAAAGAAGTCGTGGTAACTTCGACAAACTAACTAAAGAACTAGAAAAAGTTACACAACCCACAACAAACAATAATTCCTCAGATGATACTAGGTTCTGGAAACCAGAACTAGATAAGACCGGTAACGGTTACGCTGTATTAAGATTTTTACCTGCTGTAGAAGGCGAAGAACTGCCATGGGCAAGAGTGTGGTCACATGCTTTTCAAGGACCTGGTGGTTGGTATATTGAGAACAGTTTAACAACACTTGGTCAAAAAGATCCTGTGAGTGAAGAAAACAGTAAACTGTGGAATACTGGTTCTGACGCCGATAAAGAAATCGCCAGAAAAAGAAAAAGAAAACTATCTTATTTTACAAACATACTAGT